ACGGCAGCAGACATAGAAGAATTATCCTCAGACTGGCCGGAAGTCGTTCGGCGGCAAGAAATCTATGCCGAATTTCTGGATGATGCATCATCGGTATTCCGGAACGTTGGCACTTGCGCCGTTGCCGCGCCGAGAAAGTCAAGACCGCTTGAAACCTACAAACTCGGAGTTGACCTTGCCCGGCTGGTCGATTATACCGTTATTGTCGTATTGGATTCCAACGGAGATCAGGTTTATCTTGACCGATTTACGGAGACAGATTGGAGGATCCAAAAAGAACGGATCAAAAACGTTTCCAAGGCATACAACAATGCTGAGGTATGGCTTGATTCAACCGGGATAGGCGACCCGATACACTCCGATTTAACCGAGGCCGGATTGAACGTGAAGGGCTATAAGTTCACGAACGAGAGCAAGAAGCAGCTTATTCAAGCCTTGATGTTGGCGTTTGAGCAGGAAAAAATAAAAATATTCAGTGAAAATGTCGACGGACCCCAGGCGGTACACGCAAAATCACAATTAAATGAGCTGTATTTATTCGGATATGAAATGACATCATCCGGATTAATCAAGTATAATGCCCCGGAAGGTCATCACGATGATTGTGTTACCGCCTTGGCCCTGGCTAATTGGGGAATAAGGCAGGGCGGTGGAGTCGGGATCGCTGTTGCGACCTGGGACGTGAGGCCGGATTAAAAATGAAAATATTAAACATCATATCACCTAAGCTAAAAGAAGCATCGGTTAAAATTCAGAACCTTGAATCCAAGGTCAATAAATATCATGAGGTGCAGGAGTTATTGGTAGACAATATCCTTACGCTTCAGGGGGTGCAAAAAACCTATACCGGAAACGACTATAAAACATATAAAGATGTTGTCAATGCAATCTCGGATAAATACAACAATAAAGCCGATTGGGGATGTTTGCAGACTGGGGCTGTGATCGACCTCCGGGCGGCGTTTGTTTTGGGCGAGGGGCTTCAAGTTGTCCATAATACGGAAACCCGCGCCGAGGCAGAAAACGAACTTCGATGGGCTGAGGATTTTTTCTCATGGAATGACCTTGACGCCGAGGGAGCGCAGGAGCTTGCGAAAGAGGCAGAAATTGAGGGAAAAATTGCACTCAAGATGATCTATGAGCCTGGGGAATATAGAGAATGGCCCGGCATGGTGTCCGTGAGGTTCATTCCCTGGACAACGAAAAAATATAAAATCACCGCCGATCCGAACGATTATCAATATTACAAAACTATATCATGGGAGCCGACTGCAACAGCCAAGGGCGGCATTCTCCAGGAAAATGAGTTTGTATACAAGAAATTCGGAGGCCGACTGAGTGACCCGAATGAAGCGCAGCCGAAAATAGCCGGATGTTTAACTCAAATTGACCGGCTTGACAAAGCGCTTTGGGATCTTCGGGGAATCAACCATCTGTATGCATCCCCGACTCCTGATATTGAGGTTCAGGATAAACAAGAGGTACAGCCGCTGATGAATATGTTGGGGGCAAAGGGGAATAATTGGAAAATAGGCAAATTGTTGATTCATACCGGCAAGTTTCAGATGGTCAGTGCAGATGCGGCTGGCATACAAAACCTAATATCAGAGATCGAACTTTGCGTGAAAATGATTTCCGGCGTGACCGGTATACCGATTCACTACCTGGGACTTCTGGATCTGCTGAAAAACCGGGCCACTGGTGACAATACCCGAGAATTGGTCAACGCGGCGACAAATCGGGAGCGGCGCGTCTGGATCGGGGCATATGAGGAATTGATTGAAAAATCAATGAAGATGTTCAACGAAAATGCCAATCCCCAGAAGTCGAAAGAGAAAATGCTTGATCCCACAAAGATCAGCATAAATATCCCGCTTATCACTCAAGAGCAATGGGATAGAATCGAAAAGGTATTGATTCCGGCTGCCGTTGCCGGGATTATCAGCAAAGAATTTGTAGCCGAACAGATCCCCGGCGTTGACTTGGAGGCCGAGGCCGAACGGAGCGACAAAAAGGAAGAGGTCGAGTCCGAGCGCATGAAACGTGAGATGGAGAAAATCAAGGCAGAGCAGCAGGCGCAGCCGATACCTCCGAAAGAGGAAATAGCATGACGATGGTTGCCGGTCTTAAAATATACGGGAAACCATGCCCGAAATGCGGGGCGAGAATGTATGTGAAGGTATGTCCGTGCAAGAAAAGGCGGCAGGGTTGGAAGGTGTGCGCCCGGTGCATGAATCCGAAATGTGCCGTGATGATAAGAGTAAAATGAGGGAGGCAAAATGCTAACGACAAATAAAATAAAACTGAAAGAGGGGCCGGGAGAAGCGAAGCTCAATGTCATTAAATCCAGCGACGTGAAGATCAAGGAGTTTGACTTCACGCCGAAGGAGTATCCAGGGGTTGACAGGCGAGAAACAAGGGATTTGAGCGGGGCCGGAATGCTGACAACCCATGATTATGAGGAAAAGTTGAAGCCGTTTCTCAAGAAAAAGAAGAAGAAAAAGGCAGAGTAAAATGAGAATCCGCGCAACCCTTCATTGTATGGCTGAGTCCGAAATCCGGTCTATGATTCCCGCTGACAAGCTGAAGGAAATCAAGGCCAAATGTGCAAAGCCTGTTTTCCGGGCCTATGTCGTCGGGCATGAGGGAGAGGCGCGGGGCAATTTGGTTGGAGTCGGGAATATCGTTAAAAAATGGTTCTCTGATATGGTACAAAAGCTCAATGAAAAAATCGGTATTGGGCTGCAGCTTTTTCATGGACACGCTGAGACAAACGACACTGAGGGAAGAGTCCCTATCGGTGAAGTCGTGGCAAAAAAGATCATGACCATAAAGGACAAGCTATCATCCGTCATGATCGGCTGGATATTCCCGGATTATTGTAATTTACCGCTCGACGTTGCATCAATCGAGGCAGACGTTGATTTGGAAGGTAGCATCAAAGGCGGAAATCTTTTCGTCTCTGATGTTAACGACATAACCGGAATTGCGTTGGGTAATTCCGAGATTGAAACGCCCGGCTTTCCTGGGGCTACTCTTTTAGGGCAGCTTCAGGCGTTTGCCGAGAAACAATCACTTAAAATAACCCTTTTTGAAGGAGAAAACACAATGACCCTGGCAGAATTAAAACAAGCAATCCAGGAGAGCAAGCTCCAGCCGTCTGATGTTTTTAGTCAAGACGTGCTTTTTGCGGACCCTGCAATCAAGGAGCAGGTGCAGGAGAAAGTCAAGAGTGTTACCGGCTATAACATTCGCAAACTCGAGGAATTGACAGAGGAAAAGGTCACGCTGACAAAGAAACTCGAAGAGGCAAACGCCAAAATCGAGGAAGGGGAAAAGGAGAAGAAAAAACTTGTCCTTGAATCCTCCAAAACAAAGGTTGGAACTTTGTTTGAGGCGCAAAAGACCGCGCGGAAACTGGATGAAAAGCAAGTCAAATACATCCAGAAAAAGCTCGATGACTTTTCCCCTGAAAAACCCGAAGAACTTGAAAAAGAGTTCAATACCTACCTCGATAAAAAAATTGACGAGTACAGCGAGATTGCAAAAGATGTATTCGGAATCGAGGACAAGGACAACGGGAAAGACAAGGGAAAGACCGGCGGTACGGAACCAAATGAAGGCGGTTCCGAGGATACGGGCGACGAAAACAAGTACACCGATCCTACTCAAAACCCCCTGATCAAGACCGACTAATGCGGGAGATGCGGAGAAGCCGAGAAAGCGGAAAAATTTAAAATTAACCAAGGAGGCAAAAAAATGCCGTTTTTAAGAACAGCGACGCCGATGGGAGATTGGCGTACGTTCAAATTTACCGTTGAAGAATCTGCCGGAATGGTAGGCATGGAGGCCGTTGCAGCTGATGCGCTTCTCGGCGTGTATACCCGGTCGTTTCTTTATCTTGTACAGGACGCGGTTATCGCTATGCTGCGCTCGGCTGACGTAGGAGACGAAGCCGTTGCTCTCTACCATGCGGAGAAAATCGTTGTCCCGAAGCTCACGGAATCAACCGATGTGTTTCTGCCCGGCGATAGGGCCTATTGGGATCCGACTACCCGGATGGCAACACCAACCTATAATTCCGGTTATTACTGGATCGGGATGGCGACGGAACCGGCTGCTGCGGATGATCATGGAGTTGAAATCGACTTCAAGGGCGACCATGCCGAGGTGGAGGCCGCTCTTTAGCGGGAGGATAAAATGCAAAGCAGAATATTTAACCTAAATTGGGAAAAATTCAACATCAAGGACAAGGAACAGCGGCTACAGCTTGCTGGGGCATTGCAGTATTTTTGTGCGCTCCCGAATCTTTTTGTTCACAAGCAGTTCAGCGAGGTCAAAGAATTCGTGAAGCTTAACAAGCAGATCCAGGAATTTACCTTAATGCAGGACGGGTGGACAAATGAAAAGGCAATTGATATCATCCAAAAATTTCACCTTATGGCCGAGTATGATAACGGATACGAGCAGATTTTTGATGTCATGGACTTCAGCGGTACAACCGCTAGCGGGTTTGACGTTGCCGACGTTATCAGCGGCTTGAGCTTTAAGAAAATCATCCCAGGCGAAAAGGCCAAAGTTTATTCGATGGGCGGAGGGAAAGAGCGCTGCTATTTCGACTACTATGGTGCCGCGCTTGGCTGGCACAAGGCACTTTTCGATCAGGCCAACTGGTGGGCAATTGAGGATACTGCAAAAGAATTTCGGAATCGGGCTTATTACTCCAGGGCAGAGGTTTACTATATGCTCCTGGAGGCCGCAGCCGACGCAAAGGGCTGCTGTGCCGTTTCCGGAGGGGCCGATACTCTGGCACAAATCGCGAATTCCCTGAATCTCGCCGCGCAGACAATCCTCACCGACACCCAGAATAAAGGCTACGGCTTGAATCCGGCAACTACGCAGTTTATCGTCCTGACTCCTATTCAAATGCGGGGCCAAATCCGGCAAGCCCTCGGCTATCGGTCACAGAACTACTCGGACGCAGAGCGGGTAATTGATTATCAATTCACCCAAATCACATCGATGATGTTAACAAACCCGAACCGGGTACTGGTTATCCTTCCCAAGCGGAAACTGAAAATCGGGTACAAGATGGACCTTACCCTATTCGATGACTTTGACATCCTGAGCTATACCGACACCGTGGCTGGCTGGATGTGT